TTGGTTTAAACAAAAGGTGCGAAAAAGCATCCGCCTCTGCTTTATTCACTGATGACAATCTATTTTCGCCTAAGTAGGCGTTTTCATATCCGTCAATGTCTTCAATGTTAACATTATTTCCCTCAGCCTTAGTAATAGCATTCATTGCTTCTTTGAGACCAAGCATGCTATCTTGCAAGGCTTCTTGTGTCTGGAACATGGTTCTATTAACACGCTGCTCGTACTTCTCTCTCGCATTAACTCGTTCTTTCTCTTTTGAATCATCTTCTCTATATAGAATTCCTCGCTCAGCTACATTAGAAGAATTAGTGTCCTGCTGATCATAGTTTCCAACCTTTAACTCATTTTGCTTTGCTACGTCTTCTGCCTCACCTAATATGCTGCGATATCTGCCTGGCTCTTTCATATTTTCATAGCTACGCCATAGCAAATAACGAAGTTCGTTGTCACTTAATTCTGTAACCGACCAGCCCTCAAAACCGATACTATGCAACATCTTTAGGAATAAACTTTTTATCTTATTCCATATTGCATAATGAACCCTCTCGAAGTCTGTTCGTTCTGCCAGTCCTGCAAGATACTCTTCTGTTGCTGTACGGAAATCCCAGTTGTTATTTGCCGCTTGACTTGTTATAATACGTCTTATTTCTGGTTCTACATTCTGATAAACGTTATCAAGGAACGTTTCGAAGTGTTCACCAAACAATTTCCTTAGTCCATGATGCGCTACAGCCTCATGTAACAGAGTCTTCTCTACGTCTTCTACACTTGCATGATTAGGGATAACGATGGTGATTTTTCCACTACTTTTAGAATAGAATCCTTTTGTCTTAGCTTTCTTTCCCTGCAAGCTGTTACTATCTGTAACGGTTTCAATATTATTAAGATGTAACTTGTCAGCAAGTTCACTTATACGACTTATCATGCGCCGGCGTTCCCTTTCTGCAAAAGCCTTGTTGTCTTCCTCGCTACGATTGCTCTTACCAAGCATTTTTGCAACTGGGTCATTAATAAAGCTTAGTTCGTTGTCTGAGAACGAACCCTGCCCAGAACGCATAAGAGTTTCCTCGTCTTCTGAAACTTCTGAAAGTGAAGAGACCGCTTCAACGTGTTTATCCATCTCAGCATACTTCTTTTCCTTTTCTTCCATTTCTTTCTTCATCGCTTCCGTGTACTCTACATACTTTGCCTTAGCTTCTTCAAGTTCACTCTCGAATTCGAAAGGTTTACCTTCTCTTGAAAGGATATGTTCTAAGTCTGAGCGGTAGTGTGCAATATTTTGTGTTGCTCGCTCTATACTCTCCTTGAAATCATTACCAGTAATAATATTATCAGTAATATCCTCAATTGCGTTACGCATCAACGCCCCCTTTACGGGTACATCTTCAAGTCCAAGTTCCTTTTGCGAATAGGTCATTGTACGAGTAGACTTTGCGAAGAGATTAATACCCTGAGAAGACATTTCTTTAGAAACCTCGGTATGAATAGCAAAGGTAAGTCCATCAATATCAACGTTAATGGTGCTGCCATAAGTAGCATTGGTTCCATTCTTAACCTTTTCGCTTTCTTCTTTAACCTTCTTGTTATGGTCTTTGAAGAAGTCCTCCATACCAGCAACACTGTCATACTTATGTTTACCAACAATGATAGCTTCAAATTTGCCATCAGGGTAGGTATTATTCACAAGTGAAAGGTTCTTCTCGTTCTCTTCCTTTTGAAGCTGAGCATTTTTGATAAGTCCATTAAGACGTGGCTTAGCATTGTGAATATAGGTTTGGTCTGATTCCCACTGACGTTTGCGACTTTCATACTTACGGACATTCTTCTCTGCCTGATTCTTTAACATGGCGTACTCGCTTCCTGAAAGCTGTGCAACAGTATCTCCGAAAGAGTCTTCTTCCTCTTCAAGAATACGGTTCTCCATACTGTTTGCCATAAGCTGTTTACCTTTCATAATACTATCGGCAATAGCACCCTTAGTCTTTAGTCTTTGGTAAGCAGTAACGTCAAGACTGTCTTCTACTCCGAAACGAAGCACACGAACAGGTTTGTTCATATCCTTATGAATATTTCCTTGTCGCAATATACGTCCATTGCGCTGTGTATAATCCATAGGCCTATTAGGCGCATCGATATGTATAAGTGTATGTAGACGCTCCTGTATATTCACACCTGTTCCGAGTGTAAACGTACTTCCTAAGATTACACGAACCTCTCCACGATTGACCTTATCGAAGATTTCCAATTTCTTCTTAACAGTCATTCCCGACTTCATAACAACAATCTGTTTCTCTGGAACGCCCGCCTCTATAAGTTTCCTTCTAATATCTTCGTAAAGATTAAAGCCACTCGTCTTATTCTGATAATTATCTGCAAACAAAGCTACAGTACCATTGTAAGAAGCTGTTTCTTTAAGGGAGCGTAAAGTCTGACGCACAGCCTCATTGGTCTTACTATTAGAATCGTCTTCGGCTGTTTCGTCAACTAATCGTGCATCCACAGCTGCAGCCTTAGCTATACTATACATGGTAAGTGGAATATGAGAATTCTCTTTTTTCTCCTTACCACTCATCTTGTCGTATGCCTCAAGTTCTGCCTTAACGTACTTCATAATACCACGAAGGGCTGTTGTTTGAGGTAGATAAAGATCTTGAGCCTTGTCCCCTTCCATCTTAGGAATTTTATCACTGACCCCACCAGCGTCTTTTGTTCGAACCGTGTCAGATACACTTGACCAAATACGCACTAACTCTGGTAAATCAATATAGCCTGCAAAACGATTATTCTCCCTAAACTTTCCACTGGTAGTAAACTCAAGCATCTGCTGTATATTACCAAAGTTTCGCACAAAGTCGTCAAAGTAGTAGATACCATACTCTTTCATAGTTTCAGAAGGCATGAGATAACGCATGAACGTCCAAATCTCTGCTGCTGTATTACTAATAGGAGTACCAGTTGCAAAGATGACGTTACGTCCATGACTCTTTGATAACACGGCTTGTGTTTTTAAGAAAACACCCTGTGACTTTTTAGAATATGAGGGGTCAACACCCTTGACACCACGCTGCATAGCTGTAGCAAAACCAAGATGTTTATACTCGTGCGCTTCATCGATAAGCAGAGCGTCAATTCCCATGTCATCGAAATTCTCTGTTTCATCCGTTCTACGCTCAAGCATCTCACGAGCCTTAACCTCCGTATTCTGTTTTGTAACGGCACGTTTTTTCTCTTCCTTTGCCGTTCGCTTCTCTGAAAGTGTAGTAGTCAAATCTGCTAATTCTTCTTTCAGCTGCTCAACTTCTTTCTCCGCTTGACGAGTGATTAAATTACGACCTGACTTGTCTGCGTCTCTCATCTTTTCCAAGACAATCATCTTCTCTTCTATCTTATCCTGGATAAACGCCATCTGACGTTCTTCGCTATCAGGAATAAACTCAAAGGTTGATTGAGGAACGACAATCATATCCCAATCGTTGTAACGTATCTTCGCATAGAAATTCTTTCTTCCTTCTGCATTGCGGTCACTATCCTCAAGCGTAAGAATCTTCGCATTTGGATATAGCTCTTTCGCACTTGCAACAAACTGACCTACTGTAGCATTCTGCACTACAATCATAGGCTTACGTGCTGTGCCAAGTCTACGCATTTCCATTGCTGTAGAAATAAGCGTAAAGGTCTTACCAGTACCCACCTCATGTGCAAGCATTAACGGCTGCATTGTTCCACGTACAACGGCTTTCGCTTGATGTGGACGTAACGTAATATTATGAGTAGCACCTCCGAAATGCTCTGGGATGTATTCACTTGGGATATCGATAGGTACGTAATTATTGAAAAGGTCATTATAAACCTGCTCCATCTTATCAGACATCTCAGGGTTACTCTGCATCTTATTGCGTGCCCAGTCCTTAAACTCCTGTCTTATTTCGTCTATACGGCTTGAGCACGCTTGTGTCGCTTCCTTGTCTGTAATAGTTTCTGTCGTACCATTATAAAGTTTACGTGTCGTTGAGACTGTTATAGTCTTATTCTGGATAGCCGCTTCTATAAGTTCATGTCCCATAACATGTTTACCCAACAAGTCGCTATGTATGCCAAATGAACGATTCTTTTCATTGTCCGTCCAATGCGGCTCTTTCATAAACCATGTTCCACCTGCTGCTGTAAACTTAACATCAACATCTGTCTTGTCTTTGACATATTCCTCATAAAGTTCTGGCGAAATCCAAGATGAGCCTAAGTTAAACTCTATAAGATGTGCAGGTATGCTATTAGGTACAACTTCTTTAAGAGCCTTAATATTACTGTTATACTCTCCATTCTCATTATTCTCCTCAGCCTGCTTCAACTTCTCTCTTACGTTGCCACTAAGATACTGGTATGACACCTCAACCTGTTTGCTTACAGGATTCTTGAAACCTAATCCGCTTGCAATAATCTCACGCTTAACTTCTTCCGCTGTTTTCCCAAGCTGATTACTGATATATGGGATATCTATTTTACCAAACTTGTAAACGCTCACCACAATACCATCTTTTACATTCTTAGGCTGTGGTTCCACGCTCTTCTCTACAACACGCTTATTAAAAATGTCTGTCTTATGGAATGATTCTACACGCTTACCGTTTTTATCTGCCTTTTCCTCGTATTTCTCTAAAGAGAATACGTTAGGATAATCGACATCATTGCGTAAAAATGCTATAGAAGTATTCTTGTTGAGATGCCCATATGTATCTACGAAAGAATCGTATGCCTTATTCAGCTTATTAAGCAATGGTTTTAAGCCTTCATCGGTTTCGTTTTCTGTCTGATACTTCAAGACATCAGCGAGTGCCTGCTTAATTTCAGTATAAGCGTTAAAGCATTCTTCTTTTGTATGCCCCTTAACTTTATTCGTGTTAAGATTAAGTGGTACTGCCTGACCTAATTGAGCTACGCAGAGTTGACCATCCTTGTTTACAAGCATGCTTCCCTCTTTGACATCGTTACCAAGTTCCTCATAGACGTTAATAGGCTCCACGTCTTGTTTTGTTGATGCAGCCTCATCTTTCATATTAGTAAAAGACTGAACAAAGTCTGCTAACAACTTATCTTGCGCCTTGTCATTAGTAGGGTAAAGACCCTTTGAAGTAGCACGATATTTGTCGCCATGCTCAAAAGCGAACTCCATCTTACCTGCCATCATTTCAGGGTGTTCAATGAAGTATTTGTTATAGTCCATCGAAAGATGTTTAACAACTGGAACATCTACACTCTTGACACGTTTTGTTTCGCCAGTATCAAATTCCACCGAACGCTCACCTGTAACAGTGCTTACATCGATTGCATTTGGCGAGACTTGACCATTAACACGCTTGCGAATGACAATAATATCTGATGTAACACCAGTACCACCGAATGTTTTGTTATTCAATCGGAAAGCACCAACAACATCTGCATTACCTTCACTCACCAGCCAATCACGAAGTTTCTGTGAACTATCAAGTGTACCATTTGACGATATAAAGATACCTATACCGCCCTCACGCAGTTTACGTACATTCTTTGCAATACAGAAGTCATGAATGTTATGGAACTTCTTAGAAAGGTCACCATCTCCTGTTGTGTCATTAACACGAAGACCTGTAACAAATGGAACATTGGTTATCGCAAGATCTACACTTCCGTTAGGCACTTTCGTTTGCTCAAAACCTTGTATTTCAACCTTTGCTTCTGGATATAGTAAGGAAAGAATATTGCCAGACGTTCCGTCTATCTCCACTGCTTGAATATGACTATTATCGCTTATATCCATTGGCATAAGACCAAGAATATTACCGATACCTGCAGAACCTTCAAGAATATTGCCACCCTTAAAGCCCAGCTGCTTAGCAATGTCCCACAATGTGTCTATAACGTACGCTGGTGTGTAATAAGCACTATTAGCACTCATTACGGCTTGTTCGTAACCCTCTGCGCCTAACAAACTCTGTAGGCGAGCAGGGATAGAATCTTTACTCCAACTGTATGAAGCTTGATTAAAGGCTTTGCCTAAACCTCCCCATCCACTAAACTTTCTGAGAACAGACATTTGTTCGGGAGTTGCTTTTTCGCCACTCTCGACAAGTTCATTTGCCAACTCAATAGCTTTGATATTGGCTTCAATACGAGCATCAACTGATGTAGGCGCATAGTCTACACCACGCTCAGCATGATTATTAGAAACGTTTAATCTCGATAAGCGTCCAGAGGGTCGTTCAGTGCTGCTGCGTTCTTCTGCATTTCCGCTCTGTACTCGGCTATCTCCTTGTCGCTCAGACCTGCGTTCTTCAATATCTCTGTCCAGTTGTCTGTTGTCAACTGTCCTGCGCTCAGAAGATTCTCGTTGCGAAACTCCATCATCGCTCTTTCTATTCTCTCTTCGAGTTCTTTGGTTATCTTCATTGTCTTTGCTGTCTAAATCATTATTACCGAACAAATCGCCAAACAAGTCACCTGTAGTAGGCTGCTCCAAAGATACATCTTTTTTCTTTGAGTTGTTCTTTTTTGCTGGCTTTTCTTTCTCTGTACTTACTTTTTCCTCTTTTTCTGTGATTGCTTTATTTGACTTTACAACAGGAGAGAGTTCTTCCCAATTAGCCACATCATACACAACAGGTGCTAAACCAGTATCAAGAATTGGTCTATTATTATCAGCCTTGTCAATGTCATAAAGGATTGCCTCCTTACCCTTGTACATTACCTTATCACCAATATTGAAGCTGTGCAAATCAGGGACTATCTTCTCCTGCCACCCTTCTTTATTAAGCGTCTTTGCAAGATGTCTCCATTCTTCAATAGAGACCTGCCCATTTAGTTTAATAGCAACCTTGTAAGGGGAGATAAAATGCCCAACTTTAATTTCTGTACCAGTTTCGTTATTAACAAATGTCTTTCCAAAGATACCCTCTATATCCTCCGCAGAAATAAACCTACCTTCGAGTCCATTAGATGTAGGAGTATCGTTTGCAGTTTCATCTTTGTCGTTATCTACCTCCTTATGGTCTGTTGTCTTCTCTTTACTGACGATATCCTCTTCCGAATTTTGCGAACGATTTTCTTCTGACTGTGTGTTAAAGATTGCATCTGCAAAAGCATGTGCTTCTTTTGCTGTGTTAAACACAAAACCATTAACACCACGGAAAGAAGAGTAATAACCATTATGTTCTTTTGCCACCTGCTTGCGCTGGGTATAAACATCCTTGTCAGTGCGTTCCTTACCACGTACAACCCAAATATCAACATCTTTTTTGTTGTTGTGTTGCTTGGTAATAGAATACGCATCGTTATCTACATCTTCTAACTCATTAGTATTATTTTGTTCTTGCTTTGCATTAAACTCAACTGTTGCTTCATTGTTAATCTGCTCAGCTGTTTCAATAGCGGAAGGCGTTAACTGCTCACCCTCTTTACCAATTGTAGCAACGTCGAAACGACTCACCTCATCATAGGGGGTCATTTCGCTTGACAACTCTGTCATCTCTGGTAAATCTCTTGCACCGTTGTAGAATGCTTTGAGATATGGACGAATTGCGTCTCCAAGGTCAGAAATCATTTCCTTTGCATAGGCTCCAAAGGCACGTGCGCCATTCTCTATATGATACACTGCCATTTCTGCACCGATAGCCAACATCTCAGGGTCTACACCTAAATTAAGCTGACCCAACTTAGAACGCATACGCTTCTTTAATTCTTCGTAGCGTTCATTAGATACAAGACGCTTGCCGCCTTTATCCTCAATAGGATGCTGTACATTAACATCCCCCTCTGTTTTAACAGAAGTATATTCTGCAAACGGTTTTGTCTTGCGTTTACTGCTATCAATCCACTTCTTGAATTCTTCCTTGCTAACTTCTGTAATGTCGCCCAAGCCTTGCCATCCCTCTTCATAATTAGAAAGATATGCTTTCCTTGCGCTTTCCATGTCAGAGAATCCATACATTACCTTATGCTCATCGAAAGAACCATCTTTATTTACCTGGTCTACAACAAAGACATTACCCTCTGTTGGGTTATCTGACAAAAAGATGTCTATATGATCACCATCAACGCTTTCTGTACCTCGAATGTATCCGTAGGTGTTATGCATCTCGGTTTCCCATTCCTTGCCATTTGCATCCTTACCACGACGAACACTGCCCTTAGGCTGTTCAATAGTGACATTGAAGCCATCTACCTTAATATGACCTTTCTTGTAGTTACCAGCTTCTTTCTGTGCCTCAGTCGGATTGGTATCGACCTTTGCTTCCTCTTTTTTACGTGTACGCTTATCTTTATCCTCTTCCGCTACACGTTCAGCCATTGCAAACAAATCTGCATCTCTTGTAGGCTTTTCTAAATAATTTTCTACAATTTCTTGCTTTGTATCAGAAGATTGTTTATCTTTGCCTTCGAAATCATTGTTATGGTTTGATGCGCTGCCAGCTTGCTCGTTGCTTTGAGAAGCTTGCTCGGTGGAAACATTTGCAGGGGCAACACCTGTAGTAGAAGTATCTTTCGCGCCCTTCTCCCATAACAATGTTCTTTTTGCTAAGCCTTCTATCCTTTCATAACCAGAAGTCTTTATTCCGTAATAGCTTCCACTTAACGAATCTAATAGAACTGTTACTGCACGTCTACCTGTACGACTTCTTCCATTTTCGATAGAGAATATGATTGCACCCTTTTCTCCTTGACGTACGTGATCAAAATTATCTATCACATCTAATACGAAATCTATCGCATCGTCAGCTTTAGAGAGCCCCATTTCCTTTCCATGCCTATCAAAGACATGTTTAAGCATAGATGGAGTAAGACGGAAAGGTGCTTGAGGTTTATTGATTTTATTAAAGACCTCGTCTGGTATATTTGCTAAATCAATATTTCCATTGATGTCTTGATAAAAGTTCTCTCCATTGTCAGACTTCTGTTGACTAAGAGAATAAGCCCCTTCGTCAACTGTCTCTACTCTTTTTTCTCCGCTTCTACCACTATCTCTTTCAGTTCCTCCTTGATTGGCTTCTGCCCCTTCGATATCCTCACTTCGTCCTCTTGACGTAGCATCTCCATTGCTTCCTGTTCTCCCTTCTTGGCTTGCTGAATTATCGCCAGCCAATACATTGCTTCCTTGTTGTCCATTATATTCTATATTTAATGTTTCTTTGATTGCCTGCGCAAGTGAACGTGGCGTGTTATCAGGTTGCTCAAACAGAGTTTCTTCTTGTGTGCCTTGTATAAGGTCATACATCTTATTGAACGTACCCTGTATGAGCGACTGATTATCGCCTTTGTACATAGTCGCAAGCAATAATGCAAAGTTACTATATTTTTCTGCAGGAAGGTAACTTTCTCCTGTAACATCGTCAAAAGCAAGTTGTCTTCTCCATGCTTCAACAGCTATACGTGCATCTTTATGATTCTTTGCATTCATAAACATGCTATCATGTGACAGAGCATAATATGCCATGATAGAGTCCTGAATATCCCCTATCATACGTTCGCTTTGTGGACTGTCATAATCACGATATGCCGTTGCAAGAATTGCTTTCTGTGCTTTTGCTGGTAGTGTATTAAACATTTCCTCAAGCTGTGTATTACCACCTTCGAAGATACTCTGGTACATAATACCCTTGATATCGTTCTTTGCTTCTGCCGTAATGTTGCCTTTGCTATCAAATGCACTCTTATATTGTGTTGGACTAATTACTCCATTAGCATTTAGCCATTTCAAAGCGTTCACACCGTTGCTATCAACAAGCTCTGCAAAAGAGATATTCTCATCATTAGCTCGCAAAAGAATGTTTGCAAAGTTCTTCATCTTGTCACCAAGCTTTTTAACAACATTCTTAGGCTTGATGCGTTCTGTACCTCCACTTTCTGTATCACTTGCTACAAATTGACCTAATGAAATAGCTTCATCATCGTTCACATCGAGCATATTAACAAGTACAGGCTTATCCATTGCTGCAATGTCTTCTGGTCTTAAACCAAATGATTCTGCATGATCAATAAGATACTGCTTGTACTTATCGCCTTGTTCTTGATGATTATCCCACATCTCACGAAGCGCGGCACTTCGATTATTGCCCTGAATAACCTCTCCACGACTATTCACTGTTGGTGCTCCAGTATAAGCTGTAATGGACGATGTGATTTCTTCTGGGCGAATATTTGCCGCAATCTTGCGTGCTGCGCCTACACTTGCATCGTCTTTACGCTCTTTTGGTTGTGCCTCGTCAATGAAATGCTGTGGATTTCGTTGCCCATTCTTATGGCTTGGTTGTAACTGATTAGCTTCAATGATTGCAACGTGTCCTGTTGGGATGTTATCATCATTAAATTTAACCTGCACTTCTTTACCTTTCGTTGCGTTAATAGGCTCTTGTCTATCTACCTTATCTCCATTAACACGCCTGTAGCCTCTTGCTCGTGCATCGGTTGCCTTATCTTCTACAAAGTCGGGTACACCATTAAGAGCTTCACGCTTGATACGTTCTGCTTCTTCTTGCTCTACACGTTCTTTCTCTTCCTGTTCCTTACGTACACGTGCCACTTCATCAGCTTTGCGCTGTTCCTCTGCTTGTATTGCAGCTTCACGCATACGATTAACAGCAGCTATCTTCCTCCAATGTACAAGTGTTGCCTTAGCCTGTTCAATAACCGCAGCACGTTCTTTCTCCGCTGCAATCTTCTCGGCAATGCTGCCACCACTCTTTGTTTTGGTTTTTTCAGCCTTTTTTACACCAGCTTCCAAATCTGACACCATATCATCGGCAACAGTCTGTGCCATACTCGTGTCACCTTCCGTCTGCTCTACAATAGCATCCCACGCTGTTTCGGGCTCTGTCTGCTCATAAAGAGGCTGACCAGATTCGTCTTTAGGAATGCGCTCCAAAGCTGTTGTTTGCTGTTGTGGGGTTTCCTTTTCTACCGAGTCCTCAGTTTCTTCCTGCTGCTGAGATTGCTGAGTTGTTGTGTTTTCTACAACATCTGTAGGTGCTTTCGTCATAGTGTCAAGTTCTTCAGCACTAAACAGATTTACTTTCTTACCATTAATAGGCTGCTCTGTGTAGACTTCAAACTTACCATCTTCATTCTCAGGGGCTGTTATACTTCCGCGAACAGTATTTCCATTCTCATCAGAGAGCGTAACCTCATCGTTTATACTGTAAGTATTATTAGTATTGGTAGTTGGTGCGTTCTCTACAACCTGCGTTGCTGCAACTGCTGCACGACGTGCCTCATCAACCTGCTGCTGTACTTGTTCTTTTGGCAATAGGATAGGCTGCTGAGTTCCATCAATATCAACAAGCGCCATTTCAGGATTAACCTGTCCCGTCTTCTCATCTATTGCATCACCAATTATAGACAAAGAGTGTTGTGTGCCGTCTTCTTTGTCAATAATTGAATAGGTGTCACCTTGCTTGAATTCTAATTTTCCGTCAATCTTATCAGCCTGCTGCTGTGCAAATGTCTGACGGATATTGTCTGCTGCAACCTCTTTCTCCTCTTGCACGTTAATCGGTGCATCTACCTTGAAGATTGCAGAAGGGTCTGCTGTTTCCAACTCTCCTGTCTCTGCATCACGCAATACAACGAAGTCATCAGAGTGTTCATGATCAACACCGCTACCATCGGGGAGCATTACAACGTTACCATTGACAATATACACTTGTCTATCATCCACTTTCATCGTTGCTGGATGAATAGCACCAGTATCAAGATTAGTACGCTGGTCTACCTCAAGATTACTTTCATGTACTTTTGTGTCAATATCATCTTTCACACGCTGAATCATACCATTATAGGCTGCACGTGCATTAGCATAGTCGGTAAAAGCCTGTAACTGTTCGTCGTTAAACTCATCACTATGCTTCATATAGGCTAAAGTTGACGCACCGCCATCTTCGCCTATCATACTTTCAAGTGTATCTTCATTCCATCCAGTAGCTTTTGTTGCTTGTTTCTTAGCCTCGTCATAAAGAATAGCTGTATTGTTGAGTTCCTTTTCGTCTTGCAAGTTGTAGCCCATACTGTAGGCTTCATCCATTGCGTTAAACTGCCCCTCAAGCTTATTCTTTGTGTCTTGTGCGTTAACACCATGCACGACAGCTGTACGATATTGATATTGTAAGGCTGCAATCTTCTGAGAGTTTGACAAAGACTTATCACTGCCAATTTTCTCCATCACACTACCTATCTGCTTTTCATCAGCGTTATCAATAGCATTCTTGTATTCATCCCAACGCTCACCAAAAACAGAACGTGCTTGTGCATCAGCTTTGCGCTGTTCATGTGGTGCCTTGTATCGTTCTCTTGCATAGCCTGCTGTGTTAACTCCGCTCATTATACCACTCATCAGAGCAACACTATAGAACGTATCAAGATTAATCTTTGGGTTGAACACTCCTGTGTGCGGGTCTGTATCGAGTGTCATATCTCCATTGGTAACAGCATTGTAGAGATTATTAGCAACCTCCTCGAAGTATTCTCCAGCCATTCCGTTCCACTTGGTTCTCTCTTGGAAATTTTTCCAAGTCTTTGCCCAATTAGATGAACTCATGTGCTCAAAGGCATCTACAACCTTTCCTAAACCAATCTTACGTGCACCACGGCCAATAGCTGCGTTTACTTTACCCACTCCAGGTAGATATTCGCCCCACATTTCAGAGATATTCTCAGCGTACTGACCATTGATAGCCTTAGCGAGTGCCTTTACGTCACTATATTCCTTGTTTTGGAAGATGTAACCACCCTTGCCATCCGATTGCACATCACCTGTTTTTCGATTGAGATAATCGCCTACAATCTTTGTTGGGCTATACATACCTGTAACCACGCCAGCTTCCACAGCATCCATTCCCACACGTGCAGTCCCTTTAGCAAGACCTGTAACAGCTTTTGCTATTGCTCCTTTACCAAACTTCTGCAGTGCTCTTTTTGCAACAGTCTTAGCAACACTTGCAGCAGCTTCTTTGCCTACCCCAGAGGCAGGATTTGTAGCCATTTGTGCCCTAAATCCAAAAGTACCAACAAGGTTCTGACCTGCTCCAAATGCACCGCCAAGCTTATCAGAGGCTTCTGATTGTACGTTATTAGCAATAACTGCTGCATCGAGAAGCATCTTGTCTTTAGCGGTTGCTTTCCCTTCTTCGTAATTCTTTGCTGCACGATAGAGATTAGTAGCGTTAAATGTATCAGTTATGCCAAAATCATACGTTGACGGGTCTGCCAAGCCTGCCATGATACCACCATATAGACGACTTAGAGCTCCAGCGTCCCCATACCTGTCTGCGTTATTCTTCGTAACCGCAGCTTTCGATAGTACTCCAAGTGACGACAATCCTGCTTTTGCTTCTTCTGGAACATACTGAAAGGCATTCCCTCGATTACTAAAGCCCTCAAGCGCATCACTGACTGCTCCCAAGAAAGGATGTTCCTTTCTGAAAGCCTCTTTCTTTTTATACTCTTCGTTAAAGGCATCATCTACACTCTCAACAGCATCTTTGTAGAGATTATCAACCTTATCTTTCTCACGTTGCGCCTCGATACCTGTCTGTACACTATCTCCGTATGCTTTTGCACGTGCTTCATCTGACGTAACTCCCAAAAGTGGCTCTCCTGCATCATTTGTAACGATGTTTCCATGTTCGTCACGTGCTACTGTTGGAGCAAACATTGAATGAACTACATCTCCATTTTCATCGTATGTCAATCCAGCGTCAACAGGGTTACGTAATTCTTTCCCTGTTGCCTGCATGTAATCAATCTCGTCTTTCTTCTGCTGCATAACCTGCGGCATACCCAACTCCTTTGCCGCTTTCTTATCACCATGTACAGCATCATCAAAGGCTTTAACGATTGTTGGTTTACCAAAACGATTTTGCTCACGCCCTGTACGCCTTGCTTTAGCTTCGTTACCTAACTGAACAGCACGCTGTACATGTGGATTTGATGGAGTAACACTACGCTTTGCCTGCTCTCCAAGAACTTCGGCGCGACGTTCTTCTGAAAGATTATAGCCTACAGGCTTAGGCTTTAAGAAATCAGTTCCTTTGGAAAAGGAGTCTGACAAAAGCGGCTTACTACCTGCAACAGGTTTTGCTGTTGGAGCAGGTGTAGCTTTTGGTGCCGTCTGCTTCTGAATAGGCGTATGCTCAAGCGAGAAAGCATGAAGTCCTTGCTTTCTCGCATTATCGAAATGCTGTAAAGGAATGTCGTAATCGCCTTTCTGCGCATCACGCATACGGATAGTAGCACCCTTATATGCGTCCGCATACGACTGAATACCGTACTTATCGACATTTTCCTTTGAAACCTGATGTTCTTTGCCATCGGCTGTTGTGATAGTGTATGTTATCTTATTTGGCATAATGTATTAATTTAACGGTGGTTTATTTGTTGTGGTTTGTTTTGCCGTAGGCTTTGTTCTATTACGACGATAATTGTTTGCATTGAAACCTCCTGACGAAGTTGATTTAGACGGTGATGCGTTTGTCATTCCTAACACGCTACGAACTTCGCTATCCATAGAAGGGAAGTCTCCTATATTAGAAACAACAATCGCAGCAATTCCATCTTTACTTTGCGTTTTCTCCAACTGTTCTGCTATAGCGTTGTAATGTTGAGCAGTCTTACGGTCACCTGCTTTACGATAACGTTCTGCGGCTACCTTTGCTTTTTTCACCATTGATGGTGCAAGAGAGGTAAGAGCACCTTTTCTGTCTGCAGAATAGGCATAAATATTACCATCTTTGAGCCTAATTGTCTCTTTTGCGCCTCTATCTTTTCCTGTAACGGAGCTTTTAATCGTTCCATCAGGATTGTGCGTTGCTCTAAAATGACTTTCAGCTTGATTAATTCTCGCAGCACCTTGTGCTTCACTTACTCTGTTATGACGTCCAGCCTCGGCTATCTGTGCGCCTTTCAGTCCCTCATTTGCCTTGTGTGCACGTTCTGTTTCTACTAAAACTTTACCTTTGTACTCCATACCTTGAGCAAACTGACTACCTCGTTGGTCATGGTCTTTTTGCCATTGGTCATCCTTGACGTTGTCACGATCTTTCTTGTATTGAATTTCTGCTGCGTCTTTCTGCTTATTGTACAAATCTATACCAAGTTGACGCATCCAATTTCTATCTTTATCTTTTCTTTCGTCGTCAGCCTGATTTGCAGCCATAAGATTTCTTATATACGCATTTTGCTGCGCATCTCTGTTTGCACGCAACTTTTCCCACTTGTTTTCCGTCTTAGCAGATTGTGAGTTCTCGTGCCTATACATATTAGGAGCATACTTTGTTGTGAAATAAAGATTAGATAGTGCTGATATACCGTCACTAATAGCAGAGAACACTTTCTCACGTTTCTCTTTCTTCCGTTCGTTAGCTAACTCTTCTTGTGTCGGTGGTTGATACGGATTGAGCTTTGTAAACATATCAGCATAAGACATACGTGTTGGCGTTGCAGCTTTTACAGGGATTGTTTTATCCTCTCCTTTTGCAGCAACGTTCTGTTCAACACTTAAAGCAGCTGGGGCTACAATAGAAGGAGCGGAATTATCGCCGCTAATATTTCCAGCCTGAGTTGTCGGAACTGCCCCATTTTCCCTCAAGTGGGCATTCTCGGCTCTCTGCTGCGCTACTCCTGCAGCACCTAATGCTGTTTCCGTTTTCACTCCTATAGCTGGACTTGCAGGCTGTGGCGGCTGTGACATAGGGGCAGGCTTACCTAAAATATCATTTATAGCACTCATATTCTTCGTTTTGAATTAGAATGGGATGCTACCAGCTGCCCCAGTAACACCCTGAACAGCTTGACCAATAGCGTTAGCCTTATTCTGCTCAATCTCGTTGAGTTGATTGTTAAGTGACGTATCACGCTCTTGAAACTGATTTTCGATTGCGTCTTTTCTCTGTTCACCATTAACGGCAATCTGTGCGGTAGCATCAGAAAGAGCCTTGTTATTTGCAGCCTTAGTTGCTGCAACGCTTTCCTCTGTGCCACCCATGACAGCTTGTGCTCCTGCTGCTGCTTTATTGCGATTCTTAATACTTTCCTCTGTCATAGTTAAGATGCGCTGAGCATCTGCACGCTGTGTTGCGTCCTCGTTATAACGTCTGTCAAACCAGTCTTGGTTGGCTTTTTTCTGCGCCTCTACATTAGCTTTCATCTTCCTCATTGCTTTTGATGCGCTGATACCTCCAAAAATACTACCTGCGGCACCAATTGCTGCTCCGATTAATCCCATATTGCGTTGTCTATTAAAAGTTATCTATTTTCTGCGAAAATAACACATTACTTTTGCATGGTTAGTTTAACTTTTAATACACCAAATAATATGACTACTGAAAAGAAGAAAGGAGGACGACCTAAAGGAATAGCGAAGACAGGCGGTCGTGTTGCTGGAACTCCAAATAAAGTTTCAGGGAAAGTAAGAAGTATTCTTGCAAATGTTACTGGCAGTTACTATGACTCTGACTTATTTGAGAAAGACTTGGCAAGTCTTGAACCTAAAGAACGTATACAAGCAATGGAGAGGTTTACAGCTTATATTGCTCCAAAACTACAGGCAACAACCCTTGACGTTGCAACAGAGACCAAAAAGACCATCGAAGACAGACTTATCGCTTTGTCTGGTGGAGGCAAATAGAATCTACAAAAAACTACTATAGAAACGCTTTTATTTAAATGTTGAATTAATTGAATTGATTTGTTTTAGTTAAAAGGGGATTGTTCGTGAGAATAGTCCTTTTTTTATTTGTAACTAATTCAACAACAAGTATTTACAAAATACTCCCTATATGTCGCACTTTGGTGTTTTTTACATCATTTACAATGCTCCCTATATGTCGTAGTTGTACCATTTTCTTGGCGTCGGGAATATGGTTTTTATAGCCAAAAGTATTATTGTAAACGAACGTTAAATTATTTCTTCGGAAGAAATCCCACTTAGAACACATTTCTTCGGAAGAAATCCCACTTAGAACACATTTCTTCGGAAGAAATCCCACTTGAAACGCATTTCTTCGGAAAAAAGTACACAAAGTAAAGTAAAATAAATAATATACATCTACCGCGCGCGTGTACGTACGCGAGGAGCATTTGCCTTTTGTTAATGAAAGTAAAAAAGAAAACCTACAAAAGAAAGTTCTTCTGTAGGTTAAAAGTGAATTAAAAACCTTTGCCTTTCATCCGCTCGTAAACAACAGATTGTTTCTTGTCTTGGTTTTCTATTTTGAAAATAACCATTGAGCGATTGGGAATGCTATCTGGGAGTTGCGCTGCGAGTTTTGCTATAACTTCATCAACGTTGTTAAAACCGACATCAGTTATCTCGGCTAACTTACGTCCTTGAAAAAATGCTTCTCCATGTACTTGGTAACGGTATGATAGTTTAAAACGTTCTTCTTTCGGTTTTTGTTCTCGTCGTGACGGTTTATCAGAGAAGAAAATAAAATCAATGACCTTTTCGTTCAGTTCCCATGCAGGCGAGTAATCGGTTTTGATGTAGCCACGTGTTACCTTGTGAGCGCTACTATGATTCATTGCAAATGCAACTTCTTCAATACTTGCATTACAATCATTCTGTGCTATAGTTCCCCAGGTGTGACGGAAAGTATAAACAGAATAATCGTTATCTTTATCGATTCCCATAGCCTCGCAAAGGTGCCGAATACCAATGTTTACATTTGCGCTGAAGCTGTCAGATGTTGTATGCCGTTTTGCAAAACAAAAAAGATGTTCATCATCCTTGTCAGTGTTTTTGTATTTCTCAAATAGGGGTTGCAGTATAGCAGGAACACGCATTTCCATATAAGCACCATCAGTGCGAAACATCTTTGTCTTTGCTCTCTGATAGTGAAGAATGCCATCGTAATAATCAGTCTTCTTCATGTGGAATAAATCAACCGTATTGATTCCTGCCAGGCAGATAACAATCATAGCAACATCACGTCCTAATTCTTCAAGTGGATGCGCCATCTTGCTCTCGGGAAGAGGGAAAAAGAAGAACTCTCGACATGCTTCGGGGCTTATAGCGAGCTTCTCTGGTCTATCCGCCTTTGGTATCTCAACGTTCATCCAAGGATTTGATTTAATTCTGATGAGATTATTATCGTAGTCGTTGTATTCTACAAGAGCAGCCTTAAAAACTTGACGAATACAAATAGGATACATCTCCTTCGCACGTTTTGTTGTTTCAAGAGATTTTATCCATTGATTAATAAACAAAGAAGTAAGTTCAGAGAACATGACTTTGGTTGTACCAGCAAAACGTTCAAGATGCTGTAAGGCAAGTTCGTAGTTGCGTGCATTGCGCTGCTGTCCTCTGTCAACCATTCTGTCAATGTGCTTACGTGCGTACTCGCTGAAACATAAGTCAGAGTCCATTGTGCGTAAAAAGTCAACCACTTGCTTCACTGTCCACCTTGATGTGTTCACTCTGTTAAGCCTATCGTTGTACTCGATGATCAGACTTGAGCAATATTGCAAAACATACGGGTCGGTAATTTCGTTCGTCTTACTAAGTCCCTTACTTGTTACATACTTGCCAGTTGTAATATATCCGACCTTTACGCCTACGCCTACTCTGATATATACCTGCCAGAATCCATCTTTGCGTGGTCTTCTGACTACTGCCTTAAATATTGCCATAATCGTGATACCTGGGAACTAAATAAAGGCAATAAAAAAACAGTTGATGAATGCTTTCAAGAAATTCTTAAATATAAAAATTATATACAATCATCCGGAGGTGTAACAATCTCCGGAGGAGAACCTCTACTACAAGCTGATTTTATAATAGAACTATTTAAGAAATTAAAAAAAGAAAACATTCACACATGTATTGATACATCTGGAATGTTTGCAATAAACGATAAAATAAAAGAACTATTATCACTAACTGATTTAGTCCTTTTAGATATCAAACATATCGATTCACAAAAATGCAAAGCCCTTGTCGGTTTTGAAAACAAATTAGAATTAGAATTTGCAAAATATTTAAGTGATAATAACATAGACATGTGGATTAGACAGGTATTCATTCCAGGATACACTGACGATGAAGCCGATTTAAAAAATCTAAAAAAATTCATCGATACTTTAAAAACAGTAAAAAGAGTTGAATTGCTTCCATATGAT